GTTAGAACAAATACTAGTATTGTTTAACCCAACACTTAATATTCATACTAGTAACAATCCAATGGATTGGAGTACACTTAGCTATGTAGAATTAATAGCTACTACCTGGAGTATGAGAGCTATACCTAGCGGAGTTGATGACATAATTGATATTAGCACAATGACTTTTACAATGCCTGTACTAATTAATCCTCCAGCTAAAGTAGTTAAGAACAGTGTTATTCATACTATCATTGATAATATAGAAGATGTAGATGCTAATGCTTTGAGTGCTTTGAGATTAGGAAACGATTATACTCCATTGTTTACTAGCTATAAAGTCGTCACACTTGACGCACTTAAAATGAAATTTAATGTTGACAATAATGGCAATGCAACTGCACAATTATTAAGTGAAAGCGGAACTAATCTTGACAGTGATGGAAATGTATTAAATTGGCAAACTGCATTAAAAGGTTTTGGAGAGTTTAGAGATGACGTAAGTCAGTTGAGATTAAAACAAACAACAGACCCAAGTGTTACGTCGGGTGATGTAATAGGCACAATTAAAATTAATCCAGGTAATGTTAATCTATTAGACATCACCATTGATACTAATAGCAAACCTGCAAATACACTTAGTTCAGTTGATGCAGTAATAGATCCTCAATTAAACGTTCCGGGTGATGGTACACTTCCTGCGATTGCCACTGGTCAACGATATTTGTTAACTAAATCTACAGCAGGTGGTGCAGGATGGTCAGTTAGTGCTGATGTAGGTGATATTATCGAATATGATGGCACACAATGGAATATATCTTTTGATGCAAGTGCAAACGGATCTACTGTACAATATGTTACAAATACGCAGACACAGGACAGTTTAAAATGGGCAGGCACTGAATGGATTAACAGTTACGAAGGAACTTATAATCCTGGATTTTGGCGCATATACCTATAATGATGCCTGACTCATTGTCTATCCCTTGGGGGAACAACGAAGATATTCGAAGTACTAGTACACAGTTTCATGCAACTGACAGTGAGATATTACTTGAACAAAATTTTAAAATTTTAAAAGATACAAATTGGCGTTGGTTAAATCAAAGTATCGAATATACTTTTAACGCTAAAGGATTTAGATGTAATTTCGACTTTGATGATGATTTTGATTTTTCTAATTATATAGTAGTATTAGGATGTTCACATGTTACAGGAGTAGGCTCGCCAATGGAAGAAACAGTAACAGAACAATTATCTAACATCACAAAGTATCCTGTAATTAACATGGGTGTTCCTGGAGCAAGTAATAGTCTTATATTTCAAAATCTTGTTTGGATATTATCTAGGAAATATAAGCCTAAAAAAATAGTAGTAATATGGACTTCGTTATATAGGGATACGATATATACACAAAAAATGAAACGAATACAAATAAATGCAACTCGGAAAGATAATTATTCGTTAGAAAGAAAAGAATTCTCTAACTATATCTCAGATGAATACATCACTGATTATCTAGAACGTGTTTCACTATCTCATTATGAGATGGTAAGTCATATGAATAATATTGACGTTTATGCTTTTAATTTTTTTAATACTAGCAGTTATTTAGATTTAGCAAACAAAAACTTAGAACCTATATTCTTAAACAAGTTTAGCTTAGGAAGAGAAGAATTTGACCTTCATTGGCAAGAACGGCAGAGTACAGCAACCAAAGCATTCAGCGGAGAAATTAAGTTAGATACATTTTTAGATAGTTGGTTTGGCAGAGATCTTACGAACTTAGATCCAAATTTAAAACTAGTAGACAAACTATTTGCACACTTTGGACCACTCACAAATAATTGGATTGCAAATTTTATTACAAGTAAGGTAATGTAACTATGATTAAAGCAAGCGGTTGCTGTTTTCTCGCCTTGGACACAGGCAGGATTATGTTGCAACAAAGAAGTAAAACATCAAGCCACCCACTAACTTGGAGTTTCTGGGGAGGCAAGAGTCATAAAAAAGAACGTCCCATTGAAACACTACTCAGAGAATGTAAAGAAGAATTAGGTCCTTTACCTGATATTGAAAAGGTATATCCTCTTAATGAGTTTATAAGTGACGATAAAAAGTTTACCTACAATACATTTTGTGTAACAGTGTTTGAAGAATTTATTCCACAGTGTAATCACGAAAGTGCAGGATATTGTTGGACTAATTTAGATTGCTGGCCCAAGCCATTACACAGAGGTGCTAAAATGGTATTACAAAGTCATGAAATGATAGAAAAGATTGAAACAATATATAATCGCCAAAAAGACAAATTAGATTTGCCAAATTGGCTTGATGATTTTTAACTTGGCTTTGTGGGCCATACAACATCTGACAGGCTTGTAGCGGAATCTGTAATATCTCTTAATTGTTGTCTGTATGCTTGCCAAACATCTTTTAAACTTTGAGGAACATCTGTACCGCCAACCCAATCTGTATCTTTAATAAGTTCATCACGTTTGGCTCTAAGTTCATTGAGTAAACCTGTAGCATGACATTGTTGTGCTTCTGCATCTGTCATACCCAATACATCTCTGAGCTTGTCTCCTTCTAGCATTTCTCCAGTGTCTGGATCCATACCAGTTATAATAGGATTTTCTGGATTGTAGTAATATTCTTCGTCTTTGTAAGTAAATTTGTACATGTTATCCCTTTAGTAAGTTTTGTGTTTATAATACCAGGTTGTCATGTTAGCATGATCTGGAGAACTGCCATTGCCTTCAAACTGAAGAAACATTGTATTACCATAAGCATTGACATGTCTAAATTCAAAATAGTGAGCACCTTCACCGGTATCATAACCATGGCTATCAAATTGAAAATGACTTGCAACTTGCCCAAAAGATTCAGTCTGAGTTAATACATTCCCATAGTTGTTGGTGGTGTTATAGTTGTGGCTAAAACTATAACGATTAAGTCCCGTTGCCGACGCATTACTGTATGTAGAGCCAATACACACTTCTCCAGCAAACCATAAACTAGTTTGACCATTATATATTCTAACTGCTTGGTTACTTGTACCGTTGGGAAAATACACCTGTATTGAAAAACGCAACTTCCCACCAATTATAGACATATTCGTAATATTATACACAGTTGATGCCGCACCATAATGAGTAGAGGTCGCAGTGTCTCTGTGTTGCAGACGTCCTCCTGTTTGGATATTAACTGGATTGCTCCATGCACTTCCGTTCCAATGATGAAATCCAAAAGTTGAACTAGCCGCAGTATTAGGCGCACTATTTCCTCCTGTTGATCCATATGCCCAAGCAGTACCACCCGAACCATTTAGTTGACTGTAGCTACCTGCTGTGGTTGCATAAAAATTAACACTGCCTTGTCCAGCTTGAGATTCTACACCACCTGCTACTGTAAGTTTTTGACCAGGATTAGTTTGACCAATACCAACGTTGCCGTTGCTTTTTATTAGCATTCGGTAAGCACTACGTCCTAAATCGTAAATAGCAAGTCCTGGTCCAACACCACCGTCTGCTTGTATTAACCAATCTTCTGCTGAATCTTTTACATTTATACCTGCACCAGTAGTGTTTGTACTCATAAATCTGCCGTAAACATTTCCAGTTCCTTGCACATCTAGTTTTCTACCTGGATTAGTTGTACCAATACCAACATTACCAGCACTGTCAATTGTTATATCTGCATTACTACTACTAGGTGCTCCATGTCCCATTAGAAATTTATTAGCACCGGCAGACCAATTGGTGTCTGTGGCAAGCATAAAGAATTCTGCACCACTGGAATTGTTGTTATCAAACTGTAACACAGCTGGATATCCACCGGTGTCAGTACCACCTAAGGTTAATCTTGCATTTGTATATGGCGCTGTACCAATACCAGCTTGGCCAGAATCTTTCATTATAATCTCATCACCACCAACACCATTGAAGTTAAATCTCAATGTATTGTCAGTGTAGGTATACATCATCCAACCATTTGTACTATTACTAGCTTGAGTTTCTATTATACCTTTTACTTGTAGTGCTTGATCTGGATTAGTTGTACCAATACCAACGTTGCCATCTGACTTAATAGTTATACGAGTAGCACCTCCTGAACCTAGATAGAGGTCTCCGCTCTCATAGTTAAAAACGTATCCATGAAGACCTGCCATCTGAACTTGCAGTCCGTCACCTGCCGCATTGCCAGTGCTACTGTTTTGAAATGCCATGTAAGGCGCACTAGCATCATATAAAACTAACTTTCTGCTTGGATTAGTTGTACCAATACCAACGTTTCCGCTTGAACCTTGAATTGTAACTGTTGTACTTGATGTAGCACCTCCTATATATGTATCACTACCTTCGTAATTCCATATAAAACCTTTTGCGTTGGAATCATATCCGATACCAAAACCATCTCCTGCCGCCGAACCTGTAGCAGGAGTTTGAAATTGAATTGAAGTAGTTGAGCTGTTGGCACCTTTTACAACAACACTTCTTTGTGGATTAGCTTCTCCGATACCAACGTTGCCATTATATAGAACAGTAAATCTATTGTTTTGATATGTAGTACCATCACTAGCATTATTTTGTCCAACTTCAAATACAGCACCAGTAGCTGAAGCGTCACTTGGACCTGCTACTCTTACACCATAATTATTAGTTAGTCCTAGTGTAGTTCTCGACACTCCGTTTTGTCTAAGTGCTATAACTTGATCATTAGGAGATGTAACTCCCATGTCTAAATTTACTAGTGGATTACTTGTGCCAAGACCAAGTTTACCATTGTTAGCCATATGCATTTTTGTAGTACCATTTTTCAATACTTGAATCAATTCGCCAACATGTCCACTTGTACTGTTTACGTACAATGCTGATGAAGCTGTACTGCCACCACCTAAATTAGCTAGTGCGGCTGGTCCGCTCACTGACAGTTTAGCTCCAGGATTAGTGACCCCAATACCAACATTACCTGATGAATGAACATCAACACCGTGTGCTAAATCACTTATTTCTTTTGCTGAAGTTACCATATGTATACCTTACTTGTTATACATATTTATGTTTACTCGGGTTTAGGATGTGCCGCTTTTACAGCTAAACATTTTTGTCTATATTCTTCTAAAGCATCTTCATCTTGCTTTACCCAAGCATCAGCAAAATCTTCTATAGGAGGGTAAGAGTATTTTCTATTCGTTAAAATTACATTAAGATCATCTTCTGCAGTGGGAATAGGTGCATCGGCTGGTATATCAGTTCTGGCTGCTTCTTCAGCTATATGTGTCATTAATTTATCATAATTAACA